ATTAATTATACTGTAACACTTTTCATATTTTTCACTCTCCTATTTTCTAATATTTTAATAACTTCATCTTTTAAATAAGGTATTTCGATTATCTCGTAATTTTTGATATTTTCACTAAAATATACAATAAACATTTCTTCAATTTTCAAGTTGGTGTATTTTTCTACGATGTATTTATAAATTGATAGCTGTATATAGTAATGATTCAATGTGTAGTCTTTCAGATGTTGTAATGGTACTTTCATGTTTTTTGCATACTTTTCATTTTTGTGAATATCACTATTTGTTTTGTAGTCTACTAATACAAGTCCACCAGTAAGTTTATTTATAAATAAATGATCGATAGCCGATGCAATATCATATTCTTCGCTACCAATTACAAATTCATCTGCAAGGTGTTCTAATCTATCACGATATTCATAATTAAAATGGTCTGCTTGTTCAATTATTTTATCTAATGCTTCTTGAAATTGATAACTCCAGTCAAAATGTTTTGCTTCCCATTCAGCACCACTCCATAATGCTTGTGCGTATTCATGGCAAGTAGAACCTTTTTCACAAGCAAATTTATTCTTATATTCCCATTCATCTAATACTTCTTGAACTGGTTTGTTATCTCGCTCTGCAACTTTCTCTGCAACACTCTGCGAATCAAATTCATTTGTATAATCTTCAATTAACCTAGTAACTGATATGCCAACTCGTTGTCCTTTATATTCATAATGATGATCTTGTGGAAAAAACTTGAAATCTCCAAACGCCTTATTTAATACCTCCAAATATTCTTGCTTTGTCATTATTTGCTCCCTTCAATTAATAGCATTCTGATGTAAGCATTTAATGTCAAGCCTTTTTCTTTAGCTTTATTTTCCAAATGTTTTTTAAAATCTTTTTCAAGATATAAACTAACTATTACTTTTTTCATTTCCTACCTCCTAACTATATTTATTATACCATTATTTTAATATTAAATCAATGTTTTTTAATGTTTTCTAACATTTTATATTTAAACTCGATTTTATCGTTTTTATAACACCAATGACCACACCATGTGCAAATTCCCCTATCTTTGCCTGGAAGAATCGTATGACCACAATTTTTACATTTAACACTTTCTTTAGTGTATCTTTGTAATCTTTTAAAATCTCTATCTTTTTTTTTACTATTCATAATATCACCTTTTTAATTCTAAATTATTTTCATTGGCGTATTTAATACATTCAGAATATGTACCTTCATATAGTTTATAAGATCCAATTGAATGTTCGCCCTCAATACTTTTGTAAAGTCTAAAGATATATTTATGTTTAAACAAACTAATTTTTATTTTAAATCTTTCAATTTTATAATAAACATTCATATTAATCCTCTCTTTCAAATATTGCATTTTCAAATTGTTGAACATAAGTAATATTTAATTTCCAATTGTAAATAAATCTTAATGGGCAACTATTTTTATATACTTCTTGTATCATTCCAATTGGAAGAATTGTATATTCTACTTCTTTTGCTTTAACAAAGTCATCTTCATCTTCTAAAATATAAATTTTATGACAACCATCATAAGCAAACCAATTATTAGTTTTTACTTCTTTATTATTTATTTTCATTTGTATCACCTCCAACAATAAAATAAATCGCCACGAATTGCCCAAAAAGAAGCCAAATCCAAGCCGAAACACATAGTACTAGGTAAATTATATTACTTTGTGCTAAAATTCCTAAAAAGCCTGTTTTTTGATAAATTAGAGTACTTGTTAAAATTACTATAATTATTAATGCTATTTTAACCCATTTTTTTAATTTTCTTTTTGTTTTCTTTTTTAGTTTCATATTAATCCTCCCAATTTTCATTATAATCATTGATAACTTTTATTTTTTTACTAAATTTTAATTTTCTTTTAAATTTATCTCTTTCAAATTCAGTTTCAAAATATTTATAAAAAGTTTTTCCAGTTGTTAAATCAAATAATTTTAATTTAATTTCTTTCATATTTCCTCCTATCTAAAAAGAGTATAACATTATTTTAACATTAAGTCAATAGTATTTTAATGTTATTTTTAATTTTATTTTACACTTTACAAAATATTTTTATTCAAAATATATAATATGCCCATTTTTTGCCACAAAAATCAATTTTAAGACACTTTATCACAAAATTAATACAATTACACTAAAAAAGACTAAATCGTTAAATTTAGCCTTTAAAATGTAAATTTTATTGTAAGTCTGCTATTGCCTTATTTATTTTATCTTTAAGATTGTTATTTTCATCTATTAAAACTTTGTTTTTAGCAACTTCTTCTTCATACAACTTTTTATAATCTTCTACTGGTTCATCTTTTGTAAGTTTATCAAGTTGATTAGTCCAAGCACTACTAAAATATTCGTGTGTGTCAGGATTAGCAAGTGCTACATTCATTCCTTTTGTATATCTTACCCAAGCCTTTTCACCTTTTTTTAATGTATAATTTGTTGTTTTGTATTCAATAGATGTATAAAGTTTTATATCTTCTTTTGCATATACATAATCTCCTATTTTAAATTCCATTTCTTCCTCCTTATATGGTAATAAAACTACTCCTACAATATACTTTTTATTTCTTGTTCGTTTAGCACAACAATTGTTTTTGTAATTACCTAAACTTGTATTGCCTTCAACAGTATTTACTGCATTACTTGTTGTGCTTTCTACTATTCCAACATGTGAATACCAATCTTTTTTTTCAGGTGTCCAATTAAAGATAACTAAATCGCCTTTTTTTGCTTTTCTATAATCACTATTGAAATAACCTTTTTCTTTAGCCCATTTATAAATTGTAGGTACATAACCAAAATTACTACAACTATCTAGCCAATCACATTTTAAATCGTGTTTTACTACATAATCTATAAATGCTCCACACCAAGCATGTGATTTATTATCTTTAAAGAACCATTTAGTAAATTCATTTGGATTTGGATATGGAGTTGATTTTATGTAAAAACAAGCCTTATTAAACATTTCATCTCTTGTCATTTATTATTCTCCTTTTTTTCAACTTGTGTGCCAAAATAAAATGCAATAATCATTAAATAAATTTGCTCTATATTCATTTTTTCTTTTATAGCAAGATAACATACAACAAGTGTAAGTAATATTGTTACTAATGATTTTACTTTTAATAATTTAATTAATGCTTCTTTCATATATTTCACCACCTTTCAATTAATCAGTTGTTTTTGTGTATTCCATAACAGCATATCCTAAAAATGCACTTCTATCACTACCAGTTGTTACTATTAACTGATAACTATTTGCACTTAAACGAACACTATATTGTAAACCGTCTTTGTCTATATTAGGAAGTATCAAAATATTACCATCAGTTCTTTTTGCTGTTCCATAGCAATTAACTAATACATCTAAATTACTTATATTATGTAAAATGTTTTTAGTTGTATTATTTGGCAAATTTCCTAAATCAATCACTTTTCTATATAAAGGCTTTCCTAAAAATGTTCCAATTACTGTTTCAGAGTTTGAATAAGTTTCCATACCACTTAAATTTTGATAAGGCATATAATTAGTTGCTGTTGAACCTTCTTCTAATTGCAATGAATTTAAGTTTTGATTATAGTCTGTTAGTCTTATATATCTAGCATCTTGTGTTGTTGTAAATGTGTGTTTTGTATTAGCATAAAAATCACTTCTTACAATAAAATCTTTATTATTGTCATATAGTACATAGCAATTGTATGCAGGTGATGGTACTATATCTCTATTTAATGTATATGTTGTATTTTGTTTAATTGGAATATAAGAACTTACAAAATAAATACTATCAGTTGTTAAATTCCCATCTGGTCCTAATCTATAACCATTTATAGCATTGTTTTTATCAAACATATTTTTTGTTTTAATATTCCCCACAACTATTTCTTCATTTTTGAGATTATCTACTCCAAATTCTATAAATGGTTTATATGCAGTTGCACTTGAACTTTGTTCAAATTGTGGATTTGCTTGTGCAATACTTGTTGGTGATAATAGTTGATAGCCATTTAAACCAAAACATATTCTTACATAACCATCAATAGATGGTGTTACTGTTTTTTCTGTTACTTCACTGCCTGTATGTAATGTTGAACTATATACTTTACCTGTTGTATATAAAACAATTCTAAATAAAAATTGACTATTTGTTATATTGTTTAATTTTATTGTGTATGATTTATTTGCTTCTACTGGTATATAATCACTTACTACTACATAATTTACATTACTATAAGAACCATCACTTGCACTTACAGTACCATTTATTAATGTATTTGGATTTAATAAGTTAGTTGTTTCTATACTATCAACAACAATATTACCTAAAGGTTCTTCACCATCTAATAAAGCATTCATTCTTGGTGCTGTTATTGGTGTTGTTGTATCTGGTAAATCTTTGAAAAATTCCTTTGCCATTATTTATCACTCTCCTTTTCTTTTTTTTCTTTTTCTTTAACTTCTTTATATAATTTCATATTTTCTTCTCTTTGATAATCTTCCATATTTTTTGCTAAATCTTGTTGTGCTATATTATTTACTTCAATCGTTATTGCTTGAAGTATATTATTTAGTAAGCAAGAAGGTAATTGATACCTCTTACTTACTTCGTTTATGTTATTTATAATTTCATTTTTTGCTAATTCCATAGCAACATCTATTTGCATATTAACCTCCTATATTAACCATGGATATGTAGATGTACTAAATGCACTTCTTGAAGCACCTACCATTAATCCTTTCCAAAATGCTAAATAAAATGTATTCCCATTACTATCTTTTATTCCAGCTTGTCCTGTTAAACCATAATGACTATTTATATAAAATCTCCCAGATGGAACTATTTGTATTGCATCATTTGATGCAATTCTTATATTTCCATTTATTGCTCTTATACCTATTGAAGCATTACTATCTCCTGTGTCGGTATGAGAATAAGTATCTGATATTACTAATTTACTTGCTGTTGTTAATGCGACACCATTTGTTGCAGTTGAGCCAAGCATTAATCTTCCACCATTTGCTGGAAAATCTATACTTGCATTGTTTCCTCTTTGAATAGTCATTGTTCCATTTGTTGTTGAACCTGAAAGGCTATAATTTCCTATTGTAAAACCACCTATTGTTCCACTCGTTGATGTTAGAACACCACTGGTTGTTACTTTAAATTTTCCATTTCCTAAATTAATTGCTGTTGCTGTCAATGTTCCTGTGGTTATGTTAGATGCATCAAGATTAATTATTGATACATTTGAAGCATTAATTGTTCCAGCAGTAATTTTATCAGCATTTATGTTATTTATTTTTTCACTAGATATTGTATTGTTTGCTATTTGTGTATTTGTAATTGTACTATCTGCAATTTTTGCATTTGTTATTCCTTTATCTTCAATTTTATCAGCAGTTATTGATTTTGCATTAATTCTATCTACATTTAAAGTTCCTGTTGTAATTTTGTCAGCATTAATTGTTTGTGCAGAAAAATTATTTGTTGTAATAATATCACTTGCCACTTGACTTGCCGTAATTGTCCCTGTTGTAATTTTATTTCCATTAATTGTAGTCGATGTGTTATTATTAATTGCTGATATTACACCATTTATGTTTATCTTATTAGCATTTATTGAAGCACTACTTACACCATCATTATTTATTGCTAACATAATACTTGCACTATTAAAATCACTTTGATCTAATTTTTGATTTACAACTAAATTAATTTCATTTGCTTTTTGCTCAATAGCACTATTCATTTCTACTCTTGTAGCAAATTGTGTTGTATAAATATTACTTGCCATCAATCTTGCAAACACATAGCCAGTTGAATAACCCAATAGTGAAATTAAGTAATCACCATTTGTTAAATCTATTGTAGGATATTGATTTGAATAATCGTGTATTTCAGGTGTTGCTAATAAACCAACTGTACCATCAGAATTATATTTACATTTTTTTGTAACTTGGCATATTTTTGTTTCAGACGTTCCATCGCCATAATCTAACAAAAATTCATCATAATTTTCACTATCATAATATAATAAATCTTCTGGAAGTATGTAATCAAAATTTTCATCAGTTGTATTATTATGAAATCTTATTTTTCTTATTTTTAAATAAGTTGTTGGACTAGGGAATAATCCACTATTTGGATATAAATAACTAATATTTTCATTTACTGGGTGTATTTTAATTGTTATAGGTTCACTTGTATTTATATTTTCTAGTTCAATTTGTGCGTCATTATCTTCGGCACTTGTTGTTATATCTGCTATATCACTAATCTTACTATTTATTTCATTTACTGTTTGTTCTATAACTGATATTTTTGCATTTTGGCCATTTACTTCTTCAGTAACAGCTACTATTTTAGCATTTTGCTTATCAACTTCAATATAAGCATTCTTTACTGCTTTATCTTGTGGTTTTGTGTATTTATAATTATCTTGATTTATTTCTGGTTCTTTATTAAATATTTCTTCATTTAACCCATCACTTATATTTGTTTCATCATTTAATGCTAGTGTTAAATAATTCACACCATCTACTGAAACATTAAATTTATCTAATGCTTCAACATACATTAAACCTTGTGTATCTAAATCACATAAATAATATTGAAAATCATTTATATAATTCCACATTTCATCTATTAAATTATCTCTATCTTCTTCGGTTGAAAAAATTTGCTTATCACTTATTTTTAATTCGGTGACGCCATACATTTCAATTGAAGTAGTGTCTTCTCTAAATTCAATATCTGAATCACTAATTCTTGATAAAACTAATCTATTAACTGGTCCATACTTTTTGCTTATAGCAACATTTTTATCATTTAATATATCTTCATTTATAACTAAATCAGTATTTATTGGGTATTTTAAGTACATAACACCATTTTCAATTTCAATTGTTGAACAAGTTGCTATTGCAAGTTCACTTAATACATCTCTATATGTATAACCTATATTACTAAATACATCTGTTGTTATTTGAACATCATCATTTACAAATGTTAGTGTATTTAATGTAAATCCAAAATGATTACATATTGCTAATAATAAATTTTTAATAGTTATTGGATATGTTACTTGTAAATCATAATTAACCATTGTTTTCATCATATCATCGTAACATTTCATTTTATATGATTTTTGATTTTCATCTTTTTCATATTCTTTTACTGTATAATAACCATAATTTACATATTCATAATTATTACCAACCTTAACACCTGATTGTACATTAATTCTTGTTCCAATTGGTATTAATGTATCTGCTTCAACAATTACTGACTTCATTAATGTTTCCATTATATTTGTATGAAAGTTAGGATTTATATTAAATATATTATCTCTACCTAATGAATTTTGCCCATATGTTATTATTGTATCTAATTGTCTTCCAAAGCTATTAACTTGTGTTTTAAAATCATTATTTACTATTTTCATAATTAACTCCTTGGATTTCTAGCAATTATTGAGCAATTAAAACTCTCACCAACACGCATATTTTTATATGTTACTTCCCAATCTCCAGTATATGTTTGCATAACTTTTTTTGTTCCATCAGTATGTGTAAATCTTACCCATTGCTTTTCAGAATCTAAATAAGGAGCAATTATTCCCATTTCAGTAGCATTTAATCTTCTAAAATATAATGTTATTTTATCAAATATTGCTCCTAAACTTCCTTTCATCTTATGTGACATTGTTCTTCCTGTATCACTAGACCATTCTTTATGCTTTCCAAATTTTACATTTACTAAATATTGTCCTAATGATAAATATGTTATACCATCTAAACTTATTTCTATACTATCTTTATCTGTAAACATTAAGCAACACCACCATTTCTAATAAAATCCATATCATTACTAATTATCTTTGTTTCTTTATTTAATATTTTACTATCTAATTTTGTAACATTTGTTATATTAATTGGGATGAATTTTGCAATAGTTTCTCCAAGCTCAAGCATAGCATTTGGATCTGTAAGTGGAATTAAACCTTCCCTACCAGACTCACCACCAATTGTATTATTTCCTAAATATACACCTCTACCTGGATTATTTATAATACTTCCACTAGCACATTTATTTAAAACACCACCCGTTGCACCATAACTTAATCCTAATTTTTTTAAATAATAATCTATTGTTTTGTTAGATATACCTTTTAATATGTCCGTTCCAAATGGGAGTAATTTTGCAATTGGTTCTAATTTTTTCTTTATTTGAGCATATATATCGCCAGATTTATCTATTAATTTCCATTCTGCTTCTATTTTTGGTGACGCTTTAATACCATCTAATTTTAAAATTCTAGTTTTTAAATTTGCAATTTTTTTATCAACTTCACTTGTATCTCCACCTAAATTTTTAGTAACTGTTCTTTGAGTTTCTAATGCTTTTAAATAATCACCTGCACTTTTAGTTGTTAGTCCTACTGTTTTATCCATCGTTTCATAACTATTAGTTAATAATTGTGTTTGCTTTAATAACTCTTTTTGTTCTTCTCTAGTTTTACCAGTAAAACCTTTAATATTTGCTAAACTATTTGAATGTTCATCAATACCTTCATTTAATGTTTTTAATGATTTGCCCCATCTTTCTTGTTCTTCTTTTGTCATTTTACCTGATTTTGCTAATTCTCCATAATCATCGGTTAATTCTTTTATTTTTTGGTTATATTTACTCATGCCTTCGGCATTTTGTTCAAATGTTTTATTAATTTCAGGAATTTCATTTAATGCTTTAATCAATCGCACTGTTTCATATATTAATATAAGTGTTGCAGCTATTCCTAACAATCCAGTACCACCACCACCTAAAAGTTTAACACCTATAATACCTGCAATTCCTAATGCAATAGGCCCATTAACTCCTAAATTATCTTCAACCCATCTACTAATTTCTCCTAAACCTTTACCAATATCTCCAATAATTTTAACAACATTGCTATTTAATTCAGGTATTTTAATACCACCAACACTAGAAGAACTATTATTTTTATTATCATTTACTTGTTGTATATTTAATTCATCAAAACCATAAGTCTGATTTTTTAATTCTTTCATTGACTGTGCTTGTTTCTTTAAAGCAATTGCATTTGCTTTTGCAACTAAATCAACTTTTCCACCAGTAAATGCTTTTACAAATTCATTAAGATAGCCAAGCAATTTATACATTGTATTTGCCAACCATTCTAATACAGGTTGCAAAGCAGCACCTAATCCTAGCCAAACATTTTGAAATTTCTTTGCCAATTCAGTATCTTGTGATAGCCAAGCAGAACTAGCCTTACGAGCAAGTGAATATAAACCACGAATACCAATTAAACCAAGTGCAAATTTTTTTAAGCCTTTTAATCCACCTTTAAAATTCATGCCATCAGATTTATCAAGTTTATTTTGTTGTTCTTGTAGTCTTACCAATTCATTTCTTGTTTTTTCAATTTCTTTATTAAGTTCTGCTGCTTCATCAGCACTTCTTCTTAAAGATTTTGGCAATTTACTATCATCAGCACTTTTTTCTAACATTTCCAATTTTCTTCTAGTTGCTTCAATTTGTGCATCAAAACTTTTGGTATCTAATTCAGTACCAATAACTAATTTATTATGCATAATCATTCTCCTTTCTTTAATAAATTATCAAAAAGGTCATCTATTTCTTTTTCTTCTTCAGTTTTTTCTTTTATTATTTCTTTTTTCTTTAAAGCAACTTGTTCTTTTTGCTTTATCAATTCTTGTCTTTCTTTTTCATCAGAACATTCACTTAAAGGTTTATTTCTAATGTATCTTATTTGACTTAATATTTCTTTTTCACCAAATCCTGCAATTAATTCATTATATTCCCACCAATGCATATTTTCGTTTTTAATATCTATTTGATAACAACTTCTAAATGAAGCATTAATATAGCCTTTATCTTGCTCATAATCTACATCTATTTCTTCATTAGTAGGATTTATTTCTTTGCCACATCTTAAATAAGTAGCACATTTTTTAAATGCTTCAAATTCATCTTCTTTTTTAACGTCAGTTCCAAGCAACAAACACAATATTATGTAAAATCTTTTTGTATCACTTATTGTTTCATCGTTTGCCACTTTTAAACATTGCAAAGCAACTCTATAATCTGTATTTATTTTATATTCGTTGCCATTTACTTCAATATATTCTGGGTAGTCCATTAAATCACATTCTTTTTATTTGGTGAATATTCTTCTAATAAACTTTTCTTTATTGTTTGAATATCAAATTTCATTTTATCTAAATGTGGCTGTAATGCTTTCAATAAATCTTTAAACATACCATATCTATCAGTATCTCCAAATATTTTTTGACAAGCATTTTCACCTAAAAAACTATCAAATATTTCTCTACCTTTTTTAAAATATTCTTTTTCTATTTTATGTAATTCTTCCCATTTTTTTGAAGGATTATTTGCAAACTTTTTATAAATAATTTGTTCTTTTATTTTTATATCTTTTTCGGCTCTTTCAAGTTCTTTATAAGCATTCATTATTTTGTCTGGTAAATCAATATCTAATAAATCAAATTCAATATATTCCCCTTTATCATTGACTTCTAATTGATACACATTTTCTTTTTTGTATCCTAATTTTTCCATTTTATTATCTCTCTTTCTTTATTAAAAAAAGGTGTAGGTGTTTCCACCTCACACCTTATTTAAGGTTTTATAAACTTGTTACTGGTGTAAATGTTGCAACACCTTGATCACTTATTGTTACTGTTCCAAGTGTAGGTGTACCATTGTAATAAATTGTATATTCTATTGCTGGTCTTTCACCTTTTGCGTAAGAATTTATAACAACTGCACAGTCATATTTAGTAGCTGCGAATTGTTTATTAGCACCCTCACCTGTAAAATCGTATTTATCAACATCATACACATGAGTTTTAACATCATCACCAACTGCTGCTCTTCTTCTTAAACTGTTAACAAAATCATAAACTGCATCGCCATAATAACAAGTTTGTGAAGCACTAGCAGATATATTATAGCTATCTAATGTATTAGTTGCATTGTCATCTATAATATATTTTTCAGTAGTAACATTTGCATTATAATCTTGTCCATAATCAGTTATACCCATACCAACAAGACTTAATGTTGCTGATGATGATGGTGTAGTATCAAGAAATGTTGCAATGTTCGTTCTCTTTACTAATTCAGCCATATTCTTTTCCTCCTATTTCAAATATGTTATTTCTATTTGAATATCAAATATTGCTTGTGTTCCATCTACACTATTCAATGTCCCACAATTCAAACATTTAATACTTATTATATTTTCAATTTCAGGCAAAACGCCTTTGTCATTATTAGAATTTATTTCGTCTTCAAATTCTTCAAAGAACCCTATGTTTTTTAAATTATTAATAGTATCTTGTGAATAAGATTTACGGCTTCTTAATGAATAGACATCTCTACACATTTTTTGACCTGTAATATAAGGCTCAACTGTGCTTTCTTCAGGTATTTTATCTAAAGAAAAATCTCCAACTTTGCCTAACATATCAGCATTAATTTGATAATTTCTATTTGCAGTAAGAGTATTTATAATTCCAAATAGATATAATCTTGTCTTTGATATTCTATAATCATTTGTTTCCATTACTTGCCTCCACGATCAAACATTTTTTGAACTTCACGAACAACTATGCCACCTTCAGCACTCCACATTCGCTTGTCCCAATAAGGTCCAGTTCCAGGTGTAGTGTAATTTTTAACAACGTGTGTTCCATCATCTCGCATACCATAATATTGATAAAGAGCATAAGGTGATTCATAAGTTATACTATTATTTTCTATATCGACAATAGTTCTTAAGTTACCTTCATCTTTAGGAACATACTTGCTCATGTGTTTATAACAAGTGTTAGTAAAAAACCTTTGCACTCGCCCATTTGGTTCTAATCCTAAATTTGCTTTAATCACACTTGTAGGTTGCATTTTTAAAGGCATGCTATCACTTACCCCCTAAATGTATGTGTTGATTATTACCAAAGTTATTATTCTTAATGCTTGTTATGTTATAAATTAAATAATTTTCCAAATCTTGCTGTGTTTCAATATCAATGTTAAGGGTACCTTGAACTATAATGTCACCTATCGCAAAATGATTCACATCTAAATTTTCATTGCTATCATAAGGTATTCTTATCTCTACATCATTAGCATTGTCATAACCTTTATTAATGCTAGCACCCTTGCCACCAAAGAACCACACTTTTTCGTAATTATATCTAGTCCATTTTTCAAAGCCTGTCGACACATCTTGCCCACTTAAATGATAAACAGTTAAACTTGAATTAGTTATCATTTAAACTCCACAATACATTAGGTGTTCCCCATTGTATACAACACCTAGTAAATAAGTTCTTATAATATCATCAAGTTCATCACTTTTTGATTTTACAATATCACTTATTTTATCTTTTGTTATATAACTTATAGAATAACCATCTGTATTTTCACTAGCAACATTGCCATTATTAGCAACATTATTTGTAGTTTCTGCATAACTTTTTATACTATTTATCAATGCATACTCACATAGTTTTACTTCTTGTGGTATTTCTTTACTATTTTTTAGTCTATTGAAGGTTCTTATATCAATTTGTCTTCTTGCTTCAAATTCTAATAGATTAAAAGGCATTTCGCCAATTGCAGAACCACCTAATTCTTGATATTCTGCATAAGTTAGGTATTGTCCTTCAAATGTCATAAAATGCCTCCTTTATCTTATAAACTTACTGTTGTTCCATTATAGATTATTAAATCTGGAGTAACTGCTTTAGTTCCTTTATATGCAAATAAACCAAATGCAGTTGCATCAGATAAATCAACTTTTGCAGGATTGTAAATTGAAGTCATAATTGGTTGTGCAACAGCACCTTTTACCATAACTACATAGTTAATTCCTTCAGGTAAGAATACATTTGAATAAACATTAACATTGTTGAATGTTCCTTGTTCATAGTTTCTTACTTGTCCTAAATCGTTAGAGTTAGAAATAGAATTAATCTTGTTTCTTAATTTTCCATAATAAGCTGGACTCATAACAACTTCAATCATGTTTCTTGGTACACCTTGTACGAAATCATTTTTAGTTGTTTCAACTTTTTGGATAGCTTCTTCGATTTCATCTTCAATAGCAGTTGCTCCTGCTGATGGAGTAAATGAAGTACCACCATTAACTGCTTCTGCAAAGAATTTAGTATCTAATTCTACTGCTAATGCATCTTGATGATTACGAGTTCTTCTTTCGATTAAACCATTAACACCATAAGTTTTAAGGTCTTTTTCTTCAACTTCTTCTAAATATTCAGTATCATCGTTAATTGCGATTACAACTGGTTCTGCTTAATAT